ACCTGGGCCTTTAATTATAAAACTTAGAACTCTTCTAAAGAACTTTACAGAAGATGATTATCTTCTTTTATCAGGAGATCCAGCGATTATAGGTGTAGTGTGTTCAATTGTTTGTGACATAACTAACGGAAAATTCAAACTATTAAAATGGGACCGTCAAGAAAAAACATATTATCCAATAGAAATAAATATTCATCAAAAGTAGTTGACATAGTTTTAAAGTTCTCTATATACACAAGTGCTATTAAATAAATTAAACTAATAAAAATATATATAGGAAAGAAAATGATTGACTTAAGAGGCGATGCTCCGGATCAGAGCGATGTAATTGATCCTGTTAAATTATCTGAAGAAATAGAAAAATTAAAATCTATTCAAAATCAAATTGATACATTAGAAGCACAAGTAAAAGATCTTAAAAAAGATGAAAAACATTTTAGTTGTGTAGTGATTCCGGAAATGATGGATAAGATGAATCTATCTACTTTAAAGTTAAAAGATGGATCAGAACTTTCAATTAAAAAAGTATTTAGTGCAACAATAAAAGCAGACAAAAAAGTAGAGGCACTTCAATGGCTTCGAAACAACGGCTTTGGTGATATTGTCAAAAATGATATTACCGTTACTTTTGGCCGTGGCGAAGAAAACAAGGCTATGGCATATGCCACCCTTGCAAAGGGTCAAGGGTATGAACCTTCTCAAAAAGAATCAGTTCATCCCTCGACTCTCAAAGTAGTTATGGAGGAATTTAAAAATAAAGGTAATGAAATTCCCGAAGAACTATTTTGGACGTTTGATGGAAATCAAACAAAAGTAAAAAGTAAAAAATAACCTAATAGACTAATAAAATAATAGGAGGTCATATGGAAAGTCAATTAGCAAAGAAAGCTGATGCCGGTGCATTAGCTACAATAAGCCTAAGAGGCGACTCTAAAAAAGGCGCGGAGGAGATAAAACAAGATGATGTGTCTACACCTATCTTGAAAATTCTTCATCAACTATCTCCAGAGTGTAATGAAAGAGATGCAAAGTATGTACAAGGATCTAAACCTGGTATGATTTATGCATCTTCTTTTGGATCACTTATAGATGGTGAAGGAAAAGGTATAGACGTTGTCGTTTCTCACGTGCAAACTAGATACCCTGAGTGGCAAGAAAGAGGAGACAGTGCGTCGGCACCAGTTGGAACTCACATGCAGATTCCAACAGATGCGGTAGAAGAAAGGAACGGTAGATACAGGTTACCAAACGGAAACTATGTTGAAAAAACTGCCTACTTCTATGTAATTGTTTTAATGGATGGCGAATCAAGGCCAGCTGTTATTACAATGAGATCATCTAACCTGTCACCTGCAAGGGAGCTAAACAATCTGATCACTAATTTAAGAGTGTCAGATGATAAAGGCACATTTCAACCAGCAGCCTACTCAGCTTTATTCAACTTAAAAACAGTTGGTAAAACTGCAGGCAGCAAAAGTTGGCATGTATACAAGCCATCTAAGGTTAGAATGTTAGATGTATCAAATAAATCTGACGCTGATTTATATGTAGCAGCACAAGAGTTACAAAAAACTGTAGCTAAAGGTTCTGCTAAACCAAAATACGATAACAACTCCAGTGGAGGAGATGTTATCTAACAGAGTACTTTAATAAGTACGCTGGCCAGTCGGGCGGGGAAGCGAGAGTGGACCCGCCCAAACTATTATGGATGAGTTTATAAAATATTTCACAGGATTAAAACGTAATTATGGTTTCTGCAACGTACAAAATGGATACAAAGATGAATTTGGTAAAATAAAATTTGATCACAAAGATTATGGTTGGGCTAAAAAAGAAATTTCAAATAAAGATTATGAAGAGCATTTATCAGGTAAAAAATCTATTGGTATAAATCCGTGCGATGATGAAGGTAAAGCAATATTTGGTGCCATAGATATTGATCCTAAAAATTATACAAATTTTAAATCAGAAAAATATTTAAAGATTATAGATGAAAAGAATCTACCGGTAATTCCGGTTAAATCTAAAAGCGGTGGATTACATCTATATGTTTTTGCAAAAGAAAAAATAAAAGCATCAGAGATAAGAGAATTTTTGGAAAAACTATTATTTATATTTGGGTTGCCTTCTAAGACAGAAATATATCCAAAGCAAACCTCACTGGATTCCAGCGATGGTAAAAGACCATCAGGAAATTTTATTAACTTACCTTATTACAATAAAAAAGATAGAGTGGCTGTAAAACCAGATGGTGAAGAAATAGATTTTGAAACTTTTATAAAAGTTGTAAATTTAAATTCTCAGTCTTTGGATCAATTGAAAGAATTAGGCACAACACTAATAAACCGGGAGCTAAAAAATCAATCACCTGAATTTGAAGATGGACCACCTTGTTTAGGTTTAATTTGCGGAGACATTGAAAAAACTGGTATTAAACTACCGGATGAAAGAGATAGATTTTTATACAACTACATGGTGTTTGCGAAAAGAAAATATCCAGATCAATGGGAGGATAGAGTTTTACAGAAAGCAAGAGAGTATATTAAATACGATAACATATGGGGTGATGATAAAGTTAAATCTAAAATAAAAGCGTGGAAAGGTGAAACTGCCGGATACACTTGTAATGAAGATCCAATATCAAATAAATGTATAAAGAACACATGTCTACGTAGAAAGTTTGGTGTAGGAAAACAACTTAACGCATCCTGGCCAGAAATAATCAGTGTAACTAAAATGGACTACAGACCTCACCCAAAATTCTTTTTATATGTAAAACAACCAAGTGGTAAAATAAAAAGTATTCATGCAAAAGTTGTAGAGCAAATTATAGAGCAAAGAAGATTAAGAGCATTAATAGCTGAACATACAAATATAGTTCCACCACCTATAAAGGCAAAAGATTTTCAAGACATAGTATCTGATCTATGGTCCCAATTAAATGTAGAAACACCAGATCCCGAATCACAACCTGCCGGAATATTGTTTAGACATTTAAGAGATTACTTAAATGACGTCAGAACTACAACATTAAATGGTTTTAAAAGTGGATCAGTTTTTGTTGACAGTGAAAAAGCTTATTTTTTATTTCATAAATTTTATGAAGAGCTTAAGAGAAATGAATGGAGGATGGATGAAAATGAAACTAAGACTATGGTTATAGATGTTTTCAAAGCAGAGAAAGTTCAGAAAAAAATAAATAAATCAGCTGTTAGATGTATCTCTGTTGACATGAAACAATTTGAAGAAGACGAACCACCATCAGAAATATTAGAATTTGAAAAGGAGGAGGATATAGTATGATATATAAGATATATGGGCCACCAGGCACCGGTAAAACACATCGTCTAATAAATAGAGCTAAAGCTTATGTAAGAATAGGAACACCTTTACATAAGATAGGATATTTTGCATTTACAAGAAAAGCTGCGAAAGAGGCAAGGGAAAGAATGCCAATTGAAGATAAGAAACTAGTTCACTTTCAAACGCTTCATTCTTTTGCATTTAATATTTTAGGACTTCAAGAAGAAAATATTATGCAACCTTATCATTATGAAGATTTAGGTAAACAACTTGGAATTAGAGTTAAATACACAGATAAATACAACGAAGAAGAAACACATTTTTTAACACATAAAAATCCATATTTTCAAATAATAGGAAGAGCTATAAATAGAGACATAACTATCAGAGAAGAATTTGACAGAAATGAACACGATAGAAAAGAAGTAAAATGGCATTCTTTAAAATATATATATGATAATTTTTTAGAGTACAAAAAGACTGCAAAATTGTATGACTTCAACGACATAATAAACAATGTGCTAGAAAAAATTCCTAATTTTGATGTGGTATTTATAGATGAAGCACAAGATCTATCTCCTTTACAATGGAAATTGTACGATAAGTTAAAAGAAAAAAGTAAAGATATTTATCTTGCAGGTGATGACGATCAAGCTATCTTTGCGTGGGCTGGTGCAGATGTCAACAGATTTATAAATGAATCTGCAAAAGAAAAGGTTTTAGTGCAATCAAGACGTATATCACAAGCAGTTCAAGTAGAATCATTATTTCCTATAATGAGAATAAATGGAATTAGAAAAGGTAAATATTACAAATCAAGAAATTATGCAGGGCACACTATACATATATCTAACCTTGGACAAATTAATTTAGCAAAAGGAAAGTGGTTAATATTAACAAGGACCAGAAATGAATTGTTAAAGATTGCAAAAGAATTAGTAAAAAGAAATTTATACTACCAAACTAATAAAGGTAAGAGTTATAAAGTAGGAATATACAAAGCAGCTTTAGCATATACCAGATGGTGTAAAGACGAAAAAATGGAAGATCAAGATGTTAAATATATAAAAGAATATATACCCCATGCAAAATTTTGGGACAAAAATAAAAAATGGTATGAAGTTTTTACAGCGGCACCAGAAAAGGATAGAATTTACATTAGAAATATGTTGGAAAATAATGAAAACTTAAATGAAGATGCTAGAATATTTTTATCAACCATACATGCTATAAAAGGGGGTGAGGCTGATAATGTAGTCTTAGCCCTGCATCAGGGATCTAAAATACAAAAGTCAATTAAAAGAAGTGTAAATAAAAGAGATGAAGAACATAGAGTCTGGTATGTTGGTATAACAAGAGCAAGAAATAATTTATATAAATTAAAATCAAAAGTAAAAATAAAGGAGTATCAATTATGACAAATAAAGATATATTTAAAGATGCATTTCCTCAACAACGACAGATAGGCGGAAGTCACTATAAAAACTTTACTATTCAACCCTATGAATTTATTTCAAAAAATAATTTATCCTTCTTCCAGGGAAACGTTGTTAAATATGTTTGTAGATATTTACATAAAAATGGTATAGAAGATTTAGAAAAGATCAAACATTATTGCGACTTAGAAATCAAAAAACTGAAAGATAAAAAATGATATTACCTGAAACAGAATGGTTACAGCCAGAGGAATTTCCTGATTTAAGAGATGCCTCTGAAATATCAATTGACTTAGAAACTTATGATCCTGATTTAAAATCTAGAGGATCCGGTTCTGTTATTGGAAATGGATATGTAGTTGGTATAGCAGTTGCTGTTGATGGCTATAAAGGATATTTTCCAATTGCTCATGAACAAGGTCCCAACATGGATAGAGATAAAGTTTTGTTGTGGTTTAAGGATGTTTGTGAATCTCCAGCTACAAAAATATTTCATAACGCTATGTATGACGTATGTTGGATACGTAAATTAGGTATAAAAATCAATGGTTTAATAGTAGATACAATGATTGCATCTTCTTTAATTGATGAGAACAGATACTCTTACACTTTAAATACCTTATCTTGGCATCATTTATCAAAAGGTAAAAATGAATCTAGACTAATAAAAGCTGCAAAGGAAAGAGGACTAGATCCAAAAGCGGATATGTGGAGACTTCCTCCTATGGAAGTAGGTTCTTATGCAGAAAAAGATGCAGAGCTCACATTAGAACTTTGGCATAAAGTTAAAAAAATAATTATAGAAGAAGATTTACAGTCTGTATTTAGTTTGGAGACTGATCTATTTCCTTGTTTAGTGGACATGAGATTTCTTGGCGTAAGGGTTGACGTTCAAAAAGCCCATGAAGTAAAGCAAGACTTAGCATACCGAGAAGAATTAATAATCCGAGAGATAAAAAAAGAAAGTAACATAGATATTCAATTAATGGCTGCAAGAAGCATCGCCACACTTTTTGACAAATTAAAACTATCTTATTCAAGAACTGCAAAATCTGATGAACCATCTTTTACCAAAAATTTTCTTATAAATCATCCCCACCCTTTAGTAAAGAAAATAGCTGAAGCTAGAAAAATAAATAAAGTAAGAACTACTTTTATTGATTCGATAATTAAATATGAACACAACGGTAGAATTCATGCTGAAATAAATCAAATTAGATCTGATGACGGTGGTACGGTTACCGGTAGATTTAGCTATACTAATCCAAATTTACAGCAGATACCAGCCAGGGATCCGGACACAGGTCCTATGATAAGATCATTGTTTATACCAGAAGATGGTTGTAAGTGGGGATGTTTTGACTATTCGCAACAGGAACCAAGACTTGTAGCACACTATGCTTTAAAATTTAAATTACCCTCTGTTAATATAATTGCTGATTCGTATGAAAATGACCCTTCAACGGACTTTCATAAAATAGTTTCTGATATGGCAGAAATACCAAGATCACAAGCAAAGGTAATTAATTTAGGTTTATTTTATGGAATGGGTAAAAATAAATTGCAAACAGAATTAAGTGTCACCAAAGAAAAAGCAAATGAACTTTTTGAAAAGTATCACACCAGAGTTCCTTTTGTAAAACAATTAATGAACAAAGTAATGAATGCTGCTCAAGGAAAGGGTCAGATTAAAACTTTGTTAGGTAGACGTTGTAGGTTTCCGAAATACGAACCAGTGTTACGTGGTTCAGATTGGGGCACATTTGTTCCGGCGGAGGATCACGAAAGAATGTTGGAACTACAAGAAATGGGTCCAGAAATATTAGATCTTGAAGGAAAGAAAACAGGTAAAAAAAATTATTGGTGGAAAAATCCTACAAGAAGAGCGTTTACTTATAAAGCTTTAAATAGACTAATACAGGGATCAGCTGCTGATATGACAAAAAAAGCGATGTTAGAATTATATAAAGAAGGTATATTAGGACACATACAAATTCATGATGAATTAGACTTTTCTATTGAATCAGGCAGTCAGGCTGCTAAAATAAAAGAAATCATGGAGCAAGCTGTTGATTTGGAGATACCAAATAAAGTTGATTATGAATTTGGAACTAATTGGGGAAATATAAAGTAATGTTTTATGGCTTATTTAAATGCAAACATACCACCAATCTACTGTAAAATAAGAAAGGAGTATCTGTATGATTTGGATAAAACTAAAAGAGGGGATGAAGAATGTGTTATCTTTGGTGTTACGTCTGTGTCAGGGCGTGCTCTCTTATTTAATATCATGTTACCCAACGGTGCGTGCTTTTGGAGGTTGCCTATTTCAGCGTTTTTCCAAAAACGTTTTTCTAGAACCGAAGTGCCGGATATGTCAGTCGACAAGCTTCAGTTGTGGAACTGTTTCAGCTATTGGCCTAGTGTTCATTGCTTTGATTTTTTATCTGGCATAGAAGGAAAATTTAGAGGAAAAGATAAAAAATTCTACGGAGGACAATATCTTTTTACTA